GAGTGTTTATGTCTGCTGCTCCAATAAGCAAATTAAATCACGGGTATTGGAACTTTTGTACACTTGCACACCAAGATGGATTTGAGTGGAATGGTTTTGAAATAATAGACAGAAGTTATTGGGTGAAAAGTAAAGAATTAGATGGCAAAAATATAACCCCAAAAAATTTACCTAATCGTGCTATTACAGTAGTGGCTGCAATACGTAGAGAAATAAAAGATTGGCGTTGGCCTATACAAGGAAAATATTTAAGATAATTAGGAATAAAATATGATACTATTAGTTGGATATGGATACTGGGGTAAAAATTTAGCAAGAAACTTTGGAAAAAATTTAGTTGCAATTTGTGAACAAGATCCTGCAAAGCAAATGGCTGCATTAGAACTATATCCTGATGTTACAATGTATGACAAAATAGATGAAGCATTAAAGAACGATAAAGTAAAAGCAGTAGCACTTGCAACAAAAGCACACAGTCATTATGACCTTGCTATTAAGTGTATTGACGCTGGCAAAGACTTGTGGATAGAAAAACCTGTATGCGAAACTTTAGATCAAGTTTATGATTTAAATGACTATGCAGTAAAGAAAGATAAAATTGTATTTGTAGATCATACATTCTGCTATCATCCTGCTGTAGTAAAGATGAAAAAATTACAAATAGGAAACCCTTTATATTATGACAGTCAGCGTATTAGTTTAGGATTGTTTCAACCAGATGTAGATGTTGCCTTGGATCTAGCAATACACGATACAAGTATACTAAACTATTTTTATCCTGATTTAGAATTAGCTGAAAAACAAATTGTAAAAAATTCACACATAAATGAACAAGCAAATCAAGTTATTATTAATTTAAAATTTACTAATAAATTTACTGCATGTATTAATTGTAATTGGGTAAGTCCTGTCAAAAAGAGACAAATAATATTAGCAGGCTCTGATGCTAGTGTAGTTTATGATGATTTAGAAAACGACAAATTAAAAATATATCACACAGGTGAAATTGATAAAGATTTTAGTTTCAATAGTTTAGGCGATATTGTTACTCCGCATATTAAAACTACAGAAGCATTAGCAAACGGAGCAAAGGCTTGGATTAATGGTATACAAACAAGAACAAGACCGTTAACAGATATAACAAATAGTATAAAGCCCATGGAGTGGTTATATGATTAAATTTTATGATATGGAAGCTATCAATATGGATAGCATAGATGCATTATGTGAAGCTAGTGATAAGATTATACGTAGCGGAAATTATGTGTTTGGTACAGAACCTTTTGAAGAAGACTTTGCCGAATGGAACGGCAACAAACATTGTATAGGTGTATCTAGTGGTACAAGTGCTTTACATATGGCACTGTTGGCTTTGGGTATAGGACCAGGTGACGAAGTTATAACTGTGTCGCATACATTTAGAGCAACAGTATCTGCAATACGTTACTGCGGTGCAACCCCAGTGTACGTTGATATCGATCCCGATACATATTGTATGGATGCTAAACAAATAAGTTCAAAAATTACAAATAATACAAAAGCAATATTACCTGTACACATATACGGCAATGTATGCGACATGGATGCTATTTGTCGTATTGCAAATTCTCATAATATACCCGTTGTAGAAGATTGTAGTCAAGCACACGGCAGTACATTAAACAAAAAGAAAGTTGGCACTTTTGGTAAAATAGGAACATTTAGTTTTTATCCAGGTAAGGGATTAGGTGCATTAGGCGATGCTGGTTGTATTGTAACTGATGACGATGACATAGCAGAACATTTAAAAGAACTTCGCTCTTGGGATAGTACTACTATTGGATATAACTATAGACTTAGTAATTTACAAGCTGAATTTTTACGTATTAAATTAAAAAATTATAATAATATCCTTAAACAGAAACGTAGTATTGCAGAAATTTACAATGAACATTTTACCCATTGTTATACTAGAAAAGGTGTTCAGCATAGTTATCACATATATCCTATTTTAGTTAATGATAGAAACACTGTTAGAAAAGAGACAAACGACAAAGTTGCAACAGGTATACATTATCCTATTCCTGTGCATAAATTTCACAGTCATAAAACAGGTGTGCATTTACCTGTAACAGAACGTATTGCTAATACACAATTAAGTTTACCTATATATCCTGGTGTAAATGCTATGAAGGTAATAGATGTATTAGGACAATATGCATGATACGTTTAGTTCCATTTTATAAAGACGCAAACATTCCATCAGAAGGTGATGAATTAAAAGAAATGCATAATATGTTTGATTACAAAAATGCGTTGTCTTTAATGTATAACACCTACAAAAAACATAACCCACAAGGTATATTTGAAGTTGCTACAGATTTACACACAAAATTAGATTTTGATAATGTGTTTCGTAGCAATTTAGATGATATGAATATAATGCAGAGTCTTACTCAAAGCAATACTGAGTATGTGTACAAACACGAAGGATTAATGGTATTATGTGGTGCAGATCATCTTATATGTAATAACGTAAGTAACTTCTTTCATGGTCCTAATTTTGATATAGGCATTTTTATGAATGGCGAACAAGTTAATAATACTGTTGTGCTAGTAGCAAAAAATTACGATAATGCAAAAAGAGTAGATGAATTCTTTAAACAACGTTTGAAAATATATCATAAATTAGATGAAAAAATTAAAACTTGGTACGGAGATCAACAAAGTTATACTGTATTGTTACAAGAATATGGACTTCTAGATATGTTCAAAAGAGATTATTCTAGCAGGTATAAAATATATAATGCAAATGGATTGAAGGTTAAGTTTTTTCAATATGGACGTTATGTTAAAGGCCTAAAAAAAGGTGGCGGCCTAAAAGAAAATCCTACTAATATTTTAATTGATTTTAAAGGTCCGTTGCGTAAGCAACATTTTAACAGACTTTATGAAGATTTAATTAATCGTTAAACACTTGCGTCTTCCATACCAGCAACACGTAATTTAACAACATTAGTAATCTGCCATTGTTTTTGATCAAGTCCTTTTAACAAACCTAACCATTTGTTGCGTAGTAGTGCAAACTCATTGATGATCTTTTCATAGTCAACAACGTCTGCTTCGCCGTCAACATACACTTGTACATCACGACTGGACAATGCACGTTGATAGTTTTCTAGATATTTTTTGAAAAATGAACTACGCAATCTGCGTAGCTCAATATTTAAGTAGTTGAGCATTGCTTCAATTTCTTGAAGCTGATTAAATCTATGTTCAACAATACCGGGCATTTCAGAAGCCGCACGTTCTACATTTCCATAAAGTTTAACTTCTTTTCTTGCAGACTGTAACTCATTTTCAAAAAACTGAATAGCATCAGGTATTTTGTTAATGTCACGTGCAACTTCTGAATACCAACCCATTAATAATTATCCTCAAATTCGTCGTCATCATACAAGTCGCTATCTAAGTCTAGATAATAACTAATTGCATTGTCAAGATAACTATCACTGCCTAAAGCATTTCTTAACGCTTCGTCTGATGTGCCATAGTCGGCTAACATATCAACAAAGCGTTCTGCTAGTACTTCAATTGGTTGTTTTTTATCAAGATATTCTCTAAATAATGTCCATAGATCTACGATTTGACTTTCGTCCATAAACTAATTACTCCTCTACTGGTTCCTCGACAGCTTCATCTACTAGGTCTGCCATCTCCGCGGTATTTACCACAGGGTTAGTTTTTTCATCGTATTCTGACATAATTAGATCCATCTTTTCTGGTTGCATCCATGCTTTACGATAATCAAGATGCTCTTCACCATTAAGATCAATATACTTGAGTCTGTTGCCTTGCTTTTCTAGCAAGCCTTTTTTCTCAAACAGTTCAATAAGACCACTGTAAGGATTCATACCTGTTTCATATGGTATCTTTACCTGTACGCCTTCAAACGGTTTTGCATAACGAGTTTTCATAACTTTACAGCCTGCACGTATACCACGTACTTCTGAAATCTTATTACCTGCTTCGTCTTCTTTAAGTTTCATCTTTTTCATTGCAACAACAATACTTGATGCATAGATAAAACCTTGACCACCACTAATCTTATCATCTGGATCAAACATATCCTGTGATGCATAAGTGTGGTTAGTACATACTAAGCCTACGTTACAACTACCAATCATGTTAACTGTGTTACGAACAAGTGCGGTCAATTGCTTAGGCTTACGACCCATATCACCTTTCATATCACCTTTGTTAAACTGATCAATATCAGTAGGTGTTAGTAACATACCTAATGAGTCAACTACAAATAGTACCTTTGGGCGATCTTCTTCTGCCATAGATTTGTAGTCTGACATAAACGTACTAATAGTTTTAGCAACGTCATCAATCATGCTCATGTTTAGTTTAAGTAGTTTTTCTTCTGATGTGTCTACGTCTAGTGCGTGTAGCCACGATTCGTCAAGTGCGTTCTCTGAGTCAATTAGTACTACAAAGATACCTTGATCTTGTGCATGTTTTACAATATTACCTGCACAAAAATATGACTTGCCAGCGCCTGATTCGCCTGCAAATACAGTTACCTTACCGAGCGGAACACCCTTGTGAAAGTCGCCGCTAATAAGATAGTTCAGTGCATATGAGCCTGTGCTAATCCAATCAGTTGGATCATTGAAGCCTGTACTCATGCCTGATATGCTTTTTGTTAAGTCCTTACGGAACTTACTAACATCAAATGATTTAGCCATAGTTACTCCTTATTAAGCTAGATAGTTGGCCCCCGTAGGGGCCATATAGTCGTATTAACCTTGACGTGAGCGGATCATTGCAAGAATGTCTTGTGCTCCGCCTGCAGGTTCAGCTGCTGCTGCTGGTGCTGCTTCTGCTGCTGCTTCTTCAGTTGACTTAAAAGGAATGTCATCGTTGCGTGGATCTGCTGCTGGAGCAGGTGTCGGTGCACTTTGACTTGTAGCAGTTGCTTGTGGTGATGCTGCTTTCATTGGATCACCTGTACGTGCTTGCATACCTGCAGGACGGAAGTATTGACTCCAACGTTCTGCATCATATGCTTCGCCATCTACAGATGCTTCAAACATCTCTGACATTACCTTAACTTCTACTTCGCCTGGTTTCTTAGGCAAAAAGTCGCTCATGTTAAACAAGCCGTGTGTATTTACTGCATTCATTTCAGCATCGCCTAATGGACGCTCTCTACGTGCCCATGTGCTTGTGCCATAGTCTGCATAACCACCTTTTGATGTTTTGTTAAGACGGAA